GGCACCGCCAATAACTGGCAGCAGATCGCCTTCACTGCGACCTATACCGCGGTTCCGGGCACCTACTACGTCGCCGTCCAGTCCAACGGTACTACGGCCAAGTTCGCAGTGCTCGATAGCCCGGTGTCCTCGCTGACGGCGGGGTCTGCCACCGGCACATTCGGCACTGGCGCTGCCATTACGCCGCCCACGACCTATACGGTCAATCTGGGGCCGATGGCTCTCCCGTACTGATCGGGCATCACAACATAGACCTGCAAGAGGCCTCCTTCGGGAGGCTTTTTGCTTTCTGAGGGGCGTTGAATGGGTAAAAGCACGACAACGTCGAACAACTGGCTCAAGCTCGTCTTCAACGCCACCGCAATTGCGAACATCGCGGACAACGCTGCGAGTTCGCCCAACACCCAACTCTTCGTCGCCCTTCACACCGCCGATCCGACGGCAAGCGGCAACCAGTCGAGCAACGAGGTCACGTACACCGGCTACGCCCGCGTTGCCGTCAATCGGACAACAGGCGGATGGACGGCCTCCTCTGCGGCATCTACATCGCCCGTAGCGGCCATTACCTTCCCCGCTGGGACTGGCGGCTCGGGCACGGCGACATTTGCCTCCGTGGGCATGCTGACGAGCGGTGCTGGTATCATTCTCTACAGCGGGCCAATTACGCCCAACATAATCACCGGAAACGGGATCACTCCCCAGCTTACCACAAGCTCAACCATCACGGAGTCCTGACAATGGGTTCGGATGATGACGGTTCGTCGGTTGTGGTTGAGGCGGTTGCGTCAATGACCGCGCATGGTGAGCAGGGGACTTCGTCTGCCGCTGCTGATCTCAACGCCAAGATACAGGCCGCAATGGTCGCGGCAATTGTTGATGCGCAGGCTCGCGGCGTCACCGACGTTGAGGAGATGCGCGCTGTCCAGTTGGCGGCTCGTGACAAGGTGTTGGCCGAATAAATGGCGGGCCCTCTTTTCTTTGATCGCGTGCAGGAAAATTCGACCACCACCGGGACCGGCACATACACGCTTTCCGGTGCTACGACTGGCTATCAGGCTTGGTCGGTCGTCGGTAACGCAAACACCGCCTACTATATGGCGACGGACGGCATTGGCTGGGAAGTCGGGTTAGGCACCTACACGCTCAGCGGCACGACGCTAGCCCGCACGACGATCCTTTCGAGTTCGAATGCAAATGCAGCGGTAAGCTGGGCTGCTGGTACGCGAACAATTTCGCAAGTCGATCCGGCGTCATGGCTCAGCGGACTCGCGACGCTTTCGTCTCCAGCCCTCACCGGCTCGCCGACGGCGCCGACGCAAACGGCCAACGACAACAGTACCAAGCTCGCGACGACCGCCTATGTAGATTCAAAGGCCTCCGGCCAACCAATCCCATCGAGCACCACGTTCGCGATTGGCACGTTTATGTTGCTTGGCGTGGGTGCAAGTTCAGTCAACGCCGGTTCAACTATAGCCGGATCAAATCTTAGAATGTACCAGAATAACTCAGGTACGCTGATAATGACTGCTAACGCAGTGACTGGAACGTGGATGAATCTGTCATCCGTTAATCTCGGAACGTCGAGCCCGAACGGCGGCTACTTCGTGAGGACGGTATGAAGCTTCTCTCCGTCCTTTCTGCGTCCGAGACCACTACCGAGTGTCTTGAGCTAAACGTCGCCTACCTTGATGACGCCGGAGCATCTCAAACCGTGCCATATGGATGGGCGCCGGGTGATCCGCATGGACTCGGACCGCAAATTGACGAGTGGATGGCGGCGGATCATCCCGGTTTAGTGGTGTCCAAATATCAGGCGAGCCTTCCAACCGCTGAGCAGAACGAGGCCGAGAAGGCCGAACTACTGAAGTCGGTGGCTGCTGGAGTCCAACGTCTACGTGAACTAGGCGTCGATCTTTAGGACATTATAGATGCCCAGCTTCGGCCCGATATCGTCGGCGCCGATAAGCGCGCTTCCATCCACAGGAACGGTCATCGTTACAAGCGTCCTCGCCGCTAGCGGGGCAAGTGCACTCAGCGCAGTTGGCGCGTCTACTGCGACGAGCACGCTGGCGTCTGCTGGTGTTGGCGCAGGTTCGTTCGTCGGGATCGGACTCGGCATTGGAACGCTTACGGCGGCTGGTTCTGGCGTCGCCTCGTGGGTTGGTACGGGTATCAATTTTGCGACGTGGTCTGCCGCTGGCGCAGGCTCGCTAGCAGCGGTCGGCCGCAGTACAGCGGCAACGATTTGGGCGGCGAGTGGGGCAGGGACTCTCGCTGGCGTAGGGGCTGCCACCGCCGCAACCATCTGGTCATCGGTTGGCGCAGGAGCGCTCGCTGCAGTTGGTGCAGGAACCAGCGCAGCGACATTCGTTTCGTCTGGCGCGTCAGCGTTTGCAGCATTTGGTGCTTCAACGGCTGCGTCGCTCTGGCGCGCGATCGGCGCGGCGGTTGTTTCGTGGTTTTCAGTACCACCGACACCGGCGAGCCGATCGGTCACTGTCCCCTTCGTCAGCCGAGTGCTCGACGGCGACGCGTACGACAGAAACCAGGATGTCCCTGACGTATCTCGGGTTCTCGAACTCGTTGGCGTTTCACGCTCCGATGATGCCGCACTGCGCCCCCATCGCTCGGTTGAGCCGGACTTGATCTCTCGCGTGATTGTGCTGACCCAACTCCCTCGCGACCCGTCTGCCTAAAGGAATAGCCCAATGGCACTGAACTGGCCCCAAGAGACGGTCGGCGAGCTGCTAGACTACTCGATCAATTGGGCAAAGGCGCTCACTACGGACACGATCACCGCCTCGTCGTGGACAATCTCCGACCCGAGCCTCGTTGAGGATCACGCAACGTTCGCGCCCAGCGCCACGACCATCTGGCTTACTGGCGGCACGCCCAACAACACCTACACCGTCACCAACACAATCATGACGGCAGGCGGCCGCACCTTCGTTCAGGCTGTACTGATCAAGGTGGTGAGCGCATCGTGAGCGACCGCAAGTGCGAATATTTTTCTATCGCCTTCGATGCCGTACTTGCGACCTACGCAGACGGTAGGCAGGGCTGGCTGCAAGCTAGCGGTCTGCGCAAGCGCCTACAGCGCGGCGCGCCCAAAGGGACTTGGCGTTACGACCGCAAAGAGCGTTGCTGGTTCCGAACCGATGGAGCCAAAGCATGACGGTTCCCATCGTCCTCGGCGCTCTCGTCATCATCGCTTTCGCAGCGCTCACAATCTACCTCGCAAGGATAGACTGAACGGTATGGGCGTCCTCCCTAACAGCAAGCACGAGCGTTTCGCCCAAGCCATAGCAAAAGGCGAGACTGCGGACGCAGCGTATGTGAGCGCCGGCTACAAAGCGAACCGCGGCAATGCAGCTACGCTTAAAGCAAATCAAAGCGTTTTAGACCGCATCACAGAGATCCAATCGAAGGCAGCAGCAAAAGCGGTTTTGACCATTGATGACATTGCCCGCCAGCTCGACGAAGACCGACTCTTTGCCAAGGAATGCGGCTCTGCCTCGGCCGCTGTGGCGGCCACCATGGGCAAGGCAAAAGTGCTCGGGCTCATCGTCGATCGCAGTGAGTTGAGCGGCAATCTCGACATTACCTCGCACGAGGCCGCGCTAGATGAGCTTGACGGCTAGAGAGAAGGGAATCCGACGCCGATTGCGCGACGATTTCCCCCACTACGCCGTCAAGTGCCTGAAGATCAGACCGAAAGACCCGCGCGGCGGTCCGCAGCCTTTTGTTCTCAACCATGCGCAGGAGTATTTGCATCAGCGCTTTGAGGCTCAGCGCGAGCGAACTGGCAAGGTGCGCGCTCTTGTTCTTAAAGGGCGCCAGCAGGGTATCTCCACCTACATCGGTGGAAGGTTCTATCACCGCGTCACGCACACCAAGGGCGTTCGTTGCTTCATCCTCACGCATGAGCAGGACGCTACCGATAATCTGTTTGGCATGGTCGATCGATACCATGAGCATTGCCCGGATTTAGTTAAGCCAAGCACTGGGGCTTCGAACGCGAAGGAATTGTATTTCGATAAGCTGGAGAGCGGCTACGCGGTCGGCACCGCTGGCACAAAGGCCGTAGGCCGGTCGCAAACAATTCAGTTATTCCACGGCTCCGAAGTCGCCTTCTGGCCTAATGCTGCGACGCATTTTGCTGGGGTAGTACAGGCGATCCCTGATCTTCCTGGCACTGAGATCGTGCTGGAAAGCACGGCTAACGGGGTTGGCGGCGAATTTCATGAGCGCTGGCAGCAGGCTGAAGCCGGCATCGGCGATTACGAAGCGATCTTCATACCTTGGTTCTGGTCGGCGGAATACGCAAGGGAAGTCCCTGCCGGCTTCGTCCTCGACGATGAGGAGCGTGAATACGCCGCCCTTCATGGGCTCACCCTCGAACAAATGGCGTGGCGTCGCAACAAGATTGCGGAACTGAAAGACCCGCTACTGTTCAGGCAGGAATACCCGGCTACCGCTGCCGAAGCATTCCAAATGACCGGCCATGATAGCTTCATCAAGCCGGAACTGGTCCTCAAGGCCCGCAAGGCAACGATTGAAGCGGTCGGCCCACTTATCATCGGCGTCGATCCTAAGCGCGAAGGCGCAGACAGATTTGCCATCGCGTGGCGGCAGGGCCGAAAGCTAGTCAAAGTCGAGAGTGACCCATCACCGATCGACACGCTGCGCGCCGCCACTAAACTCAAGGAAATCATCGACGCGGACGAGCCGGCGAGGATGTTCATAGACGCTGGCGGCGGTGGCGGCATTTTCGACGTTCTGGTGAGCTGGGGCGCTCCGTACGGCGACATCGTCAGGCTCATCAACTTCGGCTCGTCGCCAATTCATCCGCCGAAGAACGACAAAGACGGCAAGCCGATGGCTGGTCCGCTCAACCGGCGCGCGGAGATGTGGTCGCTGTCCCGAGACTGGCTCGAGGATGATGCCGGTGCCGACATCCCTGACAGCGACGCGCTGCAGGCGGATGCGTGCGGTCCTGGCTATCACTACCACCCGACCACCTCGAAGCTGATCCTCGAAAGCAAAGAACACATGCGCGAGGTGCGAAAGGTTCGATCGCCGGATGAATGGGACGCCGTTGTCCTCACGTTCGCCGAACCTGTTGGGCAGCGCCGCGCGCCGCTTAAGAAGCCGGTGTTGCGGCCTCCGTCGAATCTCGGTGCTCAAGGATGGATGGGTCGATGAGCGGCGAGACCGATGATGACGAGCTCGACCCTAAGGCCGACAAGGAAGTCCTGAAGGAAGCCCGCACCAACTTTGCCACCTGCGAAGGCTATTACTCGCATGCCTATTCAATGTGGCGCGAAGACTACCGCTTCGGCCATGGCGATTCCGACAACCAGGCGCAGTGGCCAGACGCCCTGTTGACTACGCGTGAGATCGACCAAAAGCCCACGCTTACGGTCAACAAGACGCGCATCCACTGCCTGCAGATCATCAATGACGGCAAGCAGAACAAGCCGGGCATTGTCGTCCATCCTACGACCAATGAAGCGACCTACGAAGCCGCTCAGGTCTATGAAGATGTCGTCCGCCACATCGAATACGCCTCAAAAGCCCAGCAGGCCTACGACAAGGCGATGGAGAACCAGGTCTTTGGTGGCCTCGGTTTTTGCCGCATCTACACCGAGTATGCGAGCCCCAACGGCTTCGATCAGGAAATCCGCATTGGCGGAGTCCGCGACCCGCTGACCATCTATCTCGACCCCGACGCGAAGGAGCCGGACAAGTCGGACGCTGAGTATGGCTTTGAGTTCGACGACATGTCGATCAAGGCGTTCAAGCGCAAGTTTTCAGGTCACGAGGATGCCATCACGGCGCAGCCCATCGAAATGTCGGGCTACGACACGTGGATGAGCGAGAATCACATCCGGGTCGCGAATTACTGGCGCAAGAAGCACAAGAAAGTGACGCTGGTTTCGGTCGTTGACCCGAACACTGGCGAGCGTCGGACAGCGCCGAAGAAAAGCATCAGCACCGCGCTCTTGCGACAGATCAAGAAAGACCCGCAGTGGGACTATCGCGAGCGCGATAGCGACATCGTGACGGTCGAGTGCGTCAAGATCGCCGGCAATACAGTGATCGATCGTTACGACTGGTTGGGGAAGTACATTCCGCTAGTGCCGTGCTTCGGCGAAGAGGTGGTCATCGAGGGGCAATTGGACCTCAAGGGTCACGTCCGCTACCTCAAGGACGCCCAGCGGATGTACAATTACAACACCTCTGCGGAAGTGGAATTTGGGGCACTGCAGACCAAGATTCCGTTCCTTGGCCCGGCGGAAGCCTTTGAAGGATATGAGGAATATTACGCCTCCGCCAATCTGCAGAACCTTGGCTTCCTGCCCTTCAAGCATCGCGACGAGAACGGCAATGAGATCCCTGCGCCGCAACGCCTAGACCCTCCGCAGATGTCGGCGGTGTTCCTCAAGGGCCTCGAGGTTGCCCAGCAGGAAATGATGATGGCCTCCGGCCAGTATCAGGCCCAAATGGGCGAGAACGAGAACGCCAAGTCCGGCAAAGCCATCGCCGAGCGCCAGCGCCAGGGTGACAACGCGACGTACGGATTTGTCGACAACCACGCCATAATGGTTCGCGGCATTGGGCGACAAGTTGTCGACCTGATCCCCAAGATTTACGACACGAAGCGGATCATGCGCATTCGTGGCGACGATGGGACTATGAAGAACATCGTTATTGATCCGCAGGCTCAGGCCGCGGTGCAAAAGCAGCAGGATCAGGCCAAGCAAGAAGCGCAGATCATCTTCAACCCGAATATCGGGGAGTTCGGTGTCGAGGTCGATATCGGGCCGAGCTACGCGACGCGCCGTCAGGAAGCGTGGAACGCTATTGTTCAAATCCTCACGCAGTCACCGAACCTTATTCCGATCGTGGGCGACCTGTTGTTCCAGAACGCGGACTTCCCCGGCGCTGATGAGATTGCCCAGCGTCTCCGTCGTATGGCTCCGCCGCAGGCCCTCGGCGATGGACCGCCGCCGCAGGATCAGGCAATGCAGGCCCATATCGGGCAACTCACCAACTTGGTGGCCGAGCTCAATCAGAAGCTGGCGAGCAAGGACGCCGACGCCAATATCAAGGCCTTCGAGGCTTCGGTCAAAGCGTTCGATGCCATGTCGAAGCGGTTGCAGGTTATCGGCAATGCCGGACCGATCGTTACGGCTCAGCAGGAGCAACCGCTGATCGCTTCGACGCTGAGCGGAATGGAATCGCAGCCAGCACCGGCGCCGATACCGCAACTTATGCAGCAGCCCCCGCAAATGCCGCCGCAGCAGGGTCAAATGCCCAATGCCGGCTGAGGCGGTTACGGCAACGCTGTTGCACCCGACGGCCAAGTCCATTCGCGACACGAAACTTCAGATGTGGCGCGATTGGGAAGAGGCCACCGGCGAGCCGGGCGAGATACGCGTCTATCGCGTCTATGACCTTGAGCGCGACTGTCCGAGCGCAGTGATCGTCGTGCGCTCGTCAGTACCGCGCGGATTCCGATGGGGTAAGCAGTGAAATATCTGACTGGAAATGCACCCGCGGGCCGTTCGACAAAGCTGGTGCGCGACACCGCCAAGGGTATGGCAGGGGCGTTCTTTGACGGTCAAGACATGTTCCGCGACGGTCGCACCGAACGCAGCGTGTTGTTCCGCATCAAGGCCCGCAGCCAGGACGAGTTCGTTCGCACCTACTGGCGCGACTTTGTCCCGCTCGCCCGGCAGCAGTTGGGCAAGATGCTGTCCATGCCCGGTGTAACGCAAGGGGACAAAGACCAGATTTACGACGCGTTGCTCAAGGAGCGCGGTGCGGCAACCGATGCCGATCTCGCTGCCCCTTCAATTATGAGGATGAACTGATGAACGTACTCGGTGCAATTGATGAAGCTGGCGAACTCGGAACTCCGGAAATCTACGATCTGAGCATCGATCAGATGCGAGCCGCGACGCAGGCGGACATCGACCGCTTGCTGCTCGGTTCAGAGGCGCAGGGCCTCTTCCGCAAGGGCGTTCGCCTCCTTGAGCATGTGTGTTCCGATACGTGCCGCGGCGACGTCTCCATCCAACAGATGCGCTCCATCGTTGGCGCTCTGGCGCATGCGTATACGAGCCCGCAGGCGCAGCGTGACGAGCAGGATTTGGCCGCCGGCCGGATGCTGCGCGAAGAGCGCGATCGGAAGGCCCGTTCATCCATCAAAGTTGTGGAGTGACGAGCATGGCTAAACTTACCGCTGCCGCCCGCAAGAAGATGCCGAAAAAGGAATTCGCCGGCCCGGGCAAAAGCTACCCGATCGAAAACAAATCTCATGCTGCGAATGCGAAGGCTCGTGCCTCGCAGATGGAGGCCAAAGGCAAGCTGTCCGCGTCCGAGAAGGCCAAGATCGACGCCAAGGCAAACAAGGTCCTCGGCGAAAAGGGCGGGAAGAAGCGCCCGAAGAAAGACGCCGTGAAGGTCGAACGCTCAAGGATGACTCGCTAATGGCCAGCAAACCAAAAGGCCCCGTTGTCGAGGTCGCAGAGAACTCGATGAACTCCGAGCGCGAACGCAAATGGCGCGCTGAAGATGGCCTGCGCACTCTCACCGAAGCCGAGCGCATCCGCGGCGACAAAGCCCTGATGGGCGATATCGAGAAGGCCCGTAAGGCACGGATGAAGGAACTCGAAAGCATCAAGTGTGAGGTCTCGCCACGCACGATGGGGAAACGATGACGCCTGAAGAGCGCATCTGCCGCGCACCGTGGCGACACCCGATGCTGCCCGCCGAGCGTCTTTGGGATCATCCGACCCGCGCGCCCTATTCCGGCTCTTTCTCACAGGGTCGCGCCTTAGTTCGCAGCGCTCTCTGTGATTGGGACGCCATCCTCGCTTTCATCGAAGAGCTGGCGGCCAAATAATCCCGAACGGAGGCGGTTCCTCCGAACTCCCATACCCTGAAAAGGTGAAAAGCATGACGCCTGATAATGAAGGCGCAGCCGCTGTTGCGGAAGCGCATCCGTCTGATTCCGTGCCTGTTGATGTTGGTGAAGCCGCCCCGCTTGTTGTGGCCAAGGAACCGCCCGCTGCTGACGGTGGCGATCCCGCGGTTCCGGTCGCGGACGCCACTGCAGCCGATGCACCAGGCGCCGATGGCCAGCCCAAGCCCGGCAAGCCGCCGAAGCTGCCCGAATACGCGCAGAAAATCCTCAATGATCTGGCGGCCGAGAAGCGCATCGCGGATCGCGAGAACAAGCGCCTCGCCGACGAGCTCGCCGCTCTCAAGGCCCCGAAGCCCGAACCAGCCCCTGCCGCCGCTGTTCCCACTGCCGCTGATGCTGCGGCCGTCACGGCTGCTGCCCCGCAAGGTGGCTTCCGCTCTGATGCAGACTTCAATGCTGCGGTTCAGGCTGAAGCGACCAAGCGCACTGCACAGGCGGCTTTCAACAAGAGGTCCAATGACGCCTTCACCGCAGGCAACACCACGTTCGGCGAGGAGAGTTTTAAGGACGCGATTGCCAATCTGCACCAGGTTGGCGTGCTGCCCTATGCCGATCAGTCTGGGAACGTCTTCAACAACGAAATCCTCGAAATGGTCCTGGCGACGGATGATCCGTCAAAGGTGCTGTACGAACTCGGCAGCAATCCCGACAAGGCTTCCTCCATCGTCAGCATGACTCCGGCCGCGCGGGCCATCGAAATCGCCAAGCTTGCGGTCTCGCCGCAGGCCAAGGGAGCGCCGCCCCCTCTCTCCAAGGCCCCCCGCCCAATTCCTCCCGTCGACGGTAGCGCCCGAGTAAATGCGGCGCCCAGCGATGCGGACGATGACGACACCTTCTTCGCCAAGCGCGAAGCTGAACTTGAAGCCTCCGGGCGCTGGTAACAGCGCCGCCTAGCCTGCCCGACGCGATCCGGAACTGATCGCTGAATAGCTCGACCAAACTGTGCGGCCGACGAGCACCGCACCGCTTACCGAGGCGTCACCTCGAGACTGGCCCGCTTTCACCTCGCTTACGGGCGGCGAGAACTCACCGGCACTGCACTGAGCATAACCCATCCGCCTAAGCAGCGGACGCTCCCTGTTGTGCCTCGAAAGCAATCCGGCCACTTCGAGGTAATTCAATGGCTAACGCTCTTCTCACGACGAGCCGTATCACGCGTGAAGCTGTGATGCTGTTCGTCAACTCCAATGCCCTTCTTGCCAACGTCGACCGCCAGTATGACGGCGATTTCGGCAAGGCCGGCGAAAAGATCGGCTCGCAGCTCCGCATTCGCCTGCCGAATGATTATGTCCCGGTCAAAGGCCCTGCGGCATCCGTTCAGGATACCACGGAACAGCAGACCGTTCTCACCATGGCCACTCAGGCTCACGTCGACGTGTCATTCTCGACCGCCGATATGCTCCTGAGCGTCGACGACTTCCGCGATATCATCCTCAAGCCGATGATGAACAACCTCGCGGGCCAGGTCGCCGTCGACGTCATGGGCGTCTTCGAATACGGGTATATCCCGCTGCCCGTGGTCAACGGCTCGAACCCCATTGCGGCCCCCCTCTCGGCCACGACTGGCGGCTCGTGCAATATCGCTCCGAACTACCAGAGCGACAACGTCACGCTGACCAGCCCGACCAGTGGCACCATGCTTGATGCGCGCGCCATTCTCGCCAACAATTCGGCGCCCGGCGAGTCCGGTCAGCGAGTTTTCGATCCGCGCACCAATGCTCGTATCGTCAACTCGCTGACCGGACTCCTCAATCCCGCCACCAAGATTTCGAAGCAGTTCGAATCTGGCGAGATGATGAGCGGTCTTGGCTATGCGGCGATCTTCGAAGACCAGACCACGATCAAGCACACCACCGGCACCTTCACCGCCGGCACGGTGTCAGGTGGCAACCAGACCGGCTATACGCTCACCACGGGCGCGATTACCGGCACCCTCAACGTCGGCGACATCATCACGATTGCCGGCGTGAATGCGGTCAACCGCGTTACCAAGGCTACCACTGGCGAACTTCGTCAGTTCGTGGTGACGGCCAACGTGGCGAGCGGCGCGACATCGATCCCGATCTATCCGGCGATCATCCCTCCGGTGAATGGCAACGCGGTCCAGTACCAGACCGTGACGACTTCTCCGCTCACTAGCGCTACGATCACTCTGATCATTGCGCCGAGCACGACCTACCGCAAGAACATCGCGTTCGCCCCTCAGGCGCTCACGATGGTCAGCGGCGATCTGCCGTTGCCTAAGAACGTCGATGCCGCCCGCGCCAAGTACCAGAACGTCTCGATGCGCATGGCCACGCAGTGGCAGGTTGGTACGGACCAGGAAGTGACGCGTCTCGACACCCTCTACGGTGCACTCATGACGCGTCCTGAGTGGTCGGCAATCGTTCCTGACATCATCTAGCGGCCACACGATTTACGGCAGGGTGCTTCGGTGCCCTGCCTGTCTCCAACGCGAGATTCTCCACATGACCGATCGAGAATATCCCAGGTGGATACACCGCGAGGGACGGCCGAAGGATTCCGTCGTCGCTGAGACGGCAGAGGAAGAGGCGGCCATCCTTGCCCGCTGGAAAGCGGCTGACCTAGAGGCATCGCGCCCGAACCAGCTTACCGGCCTCACGAAGCCGCCCGTGGCCCCGAAAGGGAAGGGTGGCTGGCCGAAGGGTAAGCCGCGCACCTCTCGCAATGTCGCGGTGAACTAACATGGCTGGTCTGGCGATCAGCACATTCGGGGATCTGATTACCCTGGCGCTGAAGAACGCAGGCATTATCGGTGTTGGCCAGACGCCGGCCGCCGAAGACATGAACGACGCCGCTCAATTGCTCAACCTCATACTGGCTGAGTGGCAGCGTCTTCGTTACCTCGTCTATCACCTCGTCGAGCAGAGCGTCTCCTGCACGGGAGCGCAGAGCTATTCGCTTGGGCCGGGCGGCGATTTCTCGATGACCTCGCGGCCGTCGATCGTCAATTACGCCTTTGCGCGGCAGGTGATCGATTCCAACCCCAACCAGATCGACTATCCGATTCAGATTTTGCCGTCGCGCGAGACCTATGCGCGCATTGCGATGAAGTCGTTGCAGTCCTTCCCTCAATGGGCTTGGTATGACGCGGATTTCCCGCTGGCGAACCTGCTCGTCTATCCCGTCATTACCTCGCAGTTCTCGCTCTTCATCGGGTATCCGGCGCTTCTCCAGTCTGTCGACTCGCTGACCACGACCATCAACATGCCGCCCGAATATGCCGGCGGACTGATGTACAATCTGGCCGTTGATCTGGCCGGCGCCTACCAGCTCACGCCCAATCCGCGGGTGGTCGCGAAAGCCTCGTACTTCCTGCAGACAATGCGGGTCGCGAACGCTCAAATCCCGCAGATGACGATGCCCCGTATTCTGAACAACGGGGCGCGTTACAACATCTTTAGCGATCGGGCTGGACCGGGCAACTACTGATGCATCCCTTCCAAGCGCTTGAGCATATGGAGATGGGCCTCTCGACCCGGCTCTTTGACGCGGCATGGCCACTCACCGGGCACGAGACGAATTCCCAAGGCGCTGACATCTGGTACTGCGCTCCCCCACCGTATCGCCGCGGCTTTCTGTGCGCGCCGTCTGAACAAGGAGTCACGGCACAGCGAAGCGCTCTTCGAGCGTCGCTGATCGACGGCACCAAATCCATTCCTTGGTGCTAGCGCATGCCATTGGTTCCGTTGCTCGGAGGTAACTACGAGGGCCGTAGTACCCAAGCCTCCGCACGCAACCTCGCGGTCAACGTCTATCCCGAGCGGAACCCGCCTGACGGCCAACCTCTAACGCCCGTCACCTACTACCAGACGCCGGGCCTTCTGTCCGTCGGCGTTAGCCCGAATATCGAAGCCGTTCGGACGAGCTACCGGGCCACTAACGGCAATCTCTATGTGATCGTCGGACCAACCGTCTACGCAGTCTCGAACACCTTCACATGGACGATACTCGGCACGGTCGCCGACGCCACGACGCCGCTCAATGTCACCGACAATGGACTGGCCATCGTTCTGGTTGACGGCTCGACCACTGGCTACGCCATCGACATGGGGACCAATAGTTTCGGGGTGATTACCGATCCAAGTTTTCTTGGTGCTCTTTCTGCCGCTCAGCAGGATGGGTTCTTCATCTTCAACAATCCAGGGACCAACCAGTTCTACATCAGCCTCGAGAACGTCACATTCGCCATGCTGACGGGCGTAACGGGGCGCATCCTGTCGTCCTCAATAGCCGCGCCAGGTACGGGCTACGTCAATGGCTCCTATACCAACGTGCCGCTCACTGGCGGAACCGGTACCGGGGCCACGGCCAATATCACCGTGGCGGGTACGGCGGTCACCGTTGCTACGATCGTCAATCCCGGCACTGGCTATGCGCAGAACGATACGCTCTCGGCCTCGAATACCAATCTGGGCGGCACAGGCTCAGGCTTCGCACTCGCGGTTGATGAAGTCGCGACGGCCTTCGATCCGCTCGATATTGCGACCAAGTCTAGCTCGGCTGATCCGATTGTCGAAGTCGCGGCCATTCACGGCGTGCTCTGGCTCATCGGGCAGTTGACCTCTGAGATTTGGGCGCCGAGCGGGGCGGCCGACTTCTATTTCCAGCGCATTCCCGGCGCTGTGATCGATCACGGGAGTGCCGCCCCTTATTCGCTGTCCCAGCAGGACGTGGCGCTGTTCTGGCTCTCTCAGGACCGGCAGGGACACGGCATCGTTGTTCGGGGGCAGGATACCTCAATTCAGCGTATCTCGACCAATGCGATTGAAGAGGCGATTCAGACCTACACCACGATTTCGGATGCGATCGGCTTCTGCCATCAGGTCGAAGGGCACAGCTTCTTCGTCCTGATCTTTCCTTCGGCTGATGTGACGTGGGTCTATGACCTCTCGACGGGGCAGTGGCATCGCAGGGCGTCTATCGACGGGAACGGCGTTCTGCATCGCTGGCGGGCGAACTGCTTCGCCTTCGCCTACGGCATGAACCTCGTCGGGGACTACCAGAACGGCAAGCTCTATGCGCTCGACTCTACGTTCTTCACTGATGACGGGACGGCAATACCGCGCATCATCAGCTTTCCGCACATGGCCAATGGCGGGAGGCGCTGCATGTATAACCAGTTCCAAGCGAAAATGATGGTCGGCCAGATCGATAACACCGAGACCGATGATCCTCCGCTTGCCGCTCTGCGCTTCAGCGATGATGCCGGGCAGACCTACAGCAACGCGGTGACGCAATCGATCGGCGCATCCGGGCAATATCTAACCTCTCCGCAATGGCAAAGGCTTGGCATGGCGCGTGATCGAGTGTTCGAGCTCTCGTGGTCGGCGAATGCTGACATCGCCCTGGCAGCGGCTTGGGTCAACTTCCGCGTGGCTCAAACCTAGATGGCCCAGCAGACCTTTCCAACCGCCGCAACCCCGGCGGTCGCGCAGCAGAACGGCTCGTGGTTCTTCACCAACCCGTGGATGATCTGGTTTCAGCAGCTTGCCAGCCAGCCGGCCGCTCCGTTTTCTGTCGCGCCGACCGGTTCGCCGTTCAACTACACAGCATCGGGGAAGGGCTCGCTAGCGGTCAGCGGCGGAACGGTCTCGGCGATAACGCTTACGCGCGGCGGTGAGACTGTGCCGATGGGCAACCTCATTCCGATGGTCAACAACGACGTGGCGACCATCACATATTCTGTCGCACCAACGCTTAGTTTCGTGCCGGGCTAGCGCTTTATGGCGTTTCCGAGCCTTTCCGTCTGCCGTGAGTTCGCGGCCGAGAACATCAACGCCGTCTGTAATCATCCTGATGTACGGCCCTGGCTTGGTGGCGGCGTCGGTCCGATCGATCTAGCCCCGCTCGTTGCCAATCCAGCACATTGCCTCTTGATGGGGAAGGGGGGCGGCGTTCTCTTCCAGTGTCTCGAGCCCGGTCTATATGAGGCGCATACGCAGTTCTTACCTGATGCGCGCGGGGCATCATCGGTTCAGTCCGTCAAGGACGCGCTCCGCTGGATGTTCACCCGCACGGATGCGGTCGAAATCGTCACCAAAGTGCCAGAGGGCAACAAGGGTGCCCTCGGGTTAGTTCGTGCAATCCACGGGCAACTACAGTTCACACGTGAGAATGTCTGGCCGATAGGCAATCAAATGGTTGCGGTTGGCCATTACGCGCTCCCGATCATGTCATGGGCCGGCAAGTGCGAGGAAGTCGCCGCGTCGGGCGAGTGGTTTCACGGGAAACTCGAAGCGGCAAAGGCAGAAACAGCCGGCGCGGCACCGCTCCATGACGATGACGAAGCCCATGATCGGTATGTCGGCGCGACCGTCGAGATGATCGCCGCAGGCCAAGTCGCTAAGGGTCTCGCGTTCTATAATCGGTGGGCGAAATTCTCGGGCTATGGTCCTGTCTCGCTCATCGCTACCAATCCAGTCGTGATCGACATCGGCGACGCCATTTTGGCCGTTCGCGGCGACGATTTCGACGTTCTGCTCTGCCGCTAAGGCTCTCCTAGACATCTGAATTTGCGAGGTATCACGATGCCTGTGGGCGCCGCGATCGGTATCTCTGGCGTCGTTGGCGCCGGAGCAAATCTGCTTGGGTCATCCCAACAGGCAAACGCGGCAACTAACGCCGCCAACCTGCAAAAGCAGCAGTACGAACAAACCCGTACCGACCTCATGCCCTATAACCAGGCGGGGCAGAACGCGACCAATATGCTGACGGCACAATTGCCGCAGCTCACTGCACCAGTCTCAATGGACGAAGCCACGCTGCGCACGACGCCGGGCTACCAGTTCAACCTTAATCAGGGCCTCAAATCGGTCCAGAACGGCGCGGCGGCACGCGGGCTCGGCTCGTCCGGAGCGGCGTTTAAAGGGGCCGCCAACTACGCCACTGGCTTGGCGGATTCGACCTATCAGAACCAGTTCGCGAACGCCGTCACCAACCAGACGAACGCCTATAACAGATTGCTGGGTGTTGCCGGCCTCGGTGCCAATGCTGCGGCTCAAAGCGGACAGATCGGCGTGCAGGGCGCGGCGAATGCCGGCAACTCACTCATCGGGGCAGGGACGGCACAAGCGGCTGGTCTGACGGGTGCGGCAAACTCGCTCACCAACGCCGCTAATTCCTATGCCGGCTACACGTATGCCAATCAAAACAATCCGCTCATGGCGCCCGGTCTTTACGGCGCTGGCGCGTGGGGAGGCTGACCATGGCTGGTCTTGATACCTCGTTTTACACCCAGGCTCAGCCAAATGCGCTTCTCGGTACGGCATCTGAAGCTATCGGCGTCCGCAATGCGCAGCAGCAAAACCAGCTCTTGCAGACGGCTAACCAGCAGTCGCACATGGATCTGGTCAAAAACCAAGTGGGATATCTCACCAGCGGGTTTGGGGCTCTCCTGTCGAAGCCCGATCTTTCGGCGCAGGACTTCTTGTCATTCGGCCAGCGGGCTCTGCAGGAAGGCATTATCTCACCGCAGACCTACCAGGCTGAAGCGGCCAATGTGCAGGCGGCCGGCAATGACCCGGTGAAGCTCCGTGGGCTGGCCCAGCAGTATATCGCTCGAGCGAGCGACGCGGCGCAGCAGTTTTCCTTGGCGACGGGCTATTCCCCCGCGGCGGGTGCGGCTCCCGTTCAGTACACCGGACCGACCGGGGCTACTGTAACGACAACGCAGGCGAATTTTGCAGGCGCAAATGGCAGCAACCCGCTAATGGCGCAGCCTCCAGCGTCATCGCCCAACCCCTTGGCGCCGCAGCAGACCGGTTCTGGTGTCCCTGCGAAGCCCAGCACGCCTGTCCCGCTGGCACCGCAAAAATCGAATGCCGGCGCGGCCGGTGGTATTGCCGGACCCACTCCGCAGCAGCAGGCACAATTCACGGCGTCGGCGCAGCAACAGCAGGAAGACCTCACTTCGGACGCCAATTACACGTCCAACATTGTGCCTATCCAGAAGGTTATTTCTCTTCTGCCCAAAACGCCGCTGTTTGGTTCCGGGGCCGAGGTTCCGACGCAAGTAGCCAAGGTGCTCAACACCTTTGGCATTCCGATCGGCTCGGATCAGGCCAAGAACGCTTCTGAACTCGACAAATACCTGACCCAGCTCACGCGCTCGTCGGGTGCGGCGCCGAACTCAGATGCGCAACTCGTCGCTGCCTATTCCGCCAATCCCAATATGACCACGGACAAGGCCGCAGCGACCGATGTTATCAAGACCATGATGGCGCTTTCCCGTATGCAGCACGCCAAGGTGGCCATTGCTCAGTCTCAGGGGGTTGCTCCTGAGCAGTATTCGACGTTTGCCTCGCAGTGGGGCGCTGGCCAAGATCCTCGAGCCTATGGCTTCGACTTGATGGACCCAAACGCGAAAGCGGCCCTCAAGGCGGAATTGAAGGCCAATCCCGCAGAAGCGCAGAAGTTCATCAACTCGTACAACACTGCCCAGCAGGCCGGCATCTTCGGGCAGGCGCAATAATAGCCCATGGCTGACAACGGCGATGCAGTTTACCAAGGCTTGATCGCCCGCGGCTTTAGCGCGCCTCAAGCGGCGGTGCTTGCCGGAAATGCTCAGCAGGAATCGTCATTCAATCCGAACGCGGTAAACCCGACATCGGGCGCCTACGGCCTCATGCAGTGGCTAGGACCGCGCCGCACAGCGCTCAATAATTACGCCCAATCAACGGGACGTAGTGCGGCTGATCCGAACGCCCAACTCGACTTCATCGCAACCGAGATGAACGGACCGGAAGCGGGGAACGTCAAAGACTTCCTGACGGCGCCTGACGTGTCTTCAGCGAACGCGGCGCTGAAGCAGTATCTTCGCTACGGCGCCAATGAGGGCGGCAATCGCCTGCAATACTCGATGGCCTTTGCGAACGGCGGACAAGGAAACAGCATGGCTAAATCGCCTGTCCCGCTGGCGCCGCCTGACACCTCGAAAGCTCTGGACGACATTTTTGGCGCCACATCTAGCGCAGCGAGTACGTCGTCGTCGCAGCCAGTAGACGCTGCGACGGGGCAATCTCTTAACGCGATATTCGGGCCCGACACAAACGCTTTCGGCACGACATCGAAGCCTGGGACGCCGCAATTCGCGCAGGACGCGATCGCCTATGTGAAGGCGGGGAAACCAGCGCCTATTCCTGCGTCCGGGCCTCCTCCCGAAGCATCGCCACAGGGTGATGTTGTCCCCGGCTGGGCACGTGCGTTCAGCGAAAACGCCGTCAACTCGGTACCGATTGCTGGACCGGCTATCCACACGCTGAGAAACGACCTCATGGGGCCGTCGGGCGGCGCTCAGATGGATGCGCTTGGGCAGTCTGCCTTGGCTGCTAATCCGCTGGCGGCGGGGGCGGGAAGCGTCTTTGGCACGGTCGCCCCGTTCCTCGCGGTTGGGCCCGAAACGCTCGGCGCGAAAGTATTGGGAACCGCAACCGATTACGGTCTAGGGACTGTTGGGAACCTTGCAGCTCGCACAGCGGCTGGTGGGCTCTCTGCCGGCGCAATTGCGGCAGGCGACACGCTGGCGCGCGGCGGGTCACTCGAAGACGCCAAGCACAACGCTCTGGTTGGCGGCATTGTTGGCGGCGCGGCAGCGCCAGTTGCTTCCGCGCTTGGTTCTGTCGGTGGCCTCATAGGGAAATCCGCTGTCGGTGCCGGCGCGGGCGCCGCACTCGGCGGCGGTGCAACGCTGGCCAATGGCGGCTCCCTGCAAGACGCAGGACAAAATGCGCTGATCGGCGCTGGCGCAGGTGCCGGAGTGGGTGCTGGAGCCAGTGTCGTCGGAACGCTCGCAAATCGTCTCATGCAAGGCGGCATCGCGCCGGACGCGGCGGCTTTGGCTGACAAGGCAATCAATCAATTCGGCATTCCCCTCGGTGCTGCGGACGTAAGCGGCAACCCAATGGTGAAAGTCGCCAAGTCGGTCGTGGACAAAATGCCGTTCAGCGGCGGCACGACCTCCAACGCAGCTCAGAACGCGGCGTTCACACACGCCGTGGCGAACGAGATGGGCACGGACGCGACCGCGCTAACGCCGGATGTAATGTCGGCCACTCGCGACCGTATCGGGAAGGTCTTCGACGGCGTCGCGACCAGCGTCCCCAGCATCCCGGCCGACACGCAATTCCAGAACGACGTTTTGCAGGCAATGCAGGACGCCGAAGGCTCTCTTGGCGCCGACAAGATGAAGCCGTTCAACAACCAGGTCGACAACATCCTCAAGACCTTTGGTGGCGGCAATGCGATCACCGGCCAGCAGTTCCTTTCGCTGACCGACAAAAATTCGATCTTGAGCAAAGCAATCGCGAATGGCGGAGATCTAGGAAACGCCGCCTCAGGCCTGAAAGATGCGCTCTATGGCGCGATGGAACGGGCCGCCCCTCCCGATGTTATCCCGGCGCTGCAGCAAGCCCGTTATCAGTGGAAAGTAATGCGCTCGATCGAGGACAATGTTGCCAAATCTACAGATGGCGTCCTGAGTCCGCCAACGCTCATGCAAGCGGTGGTCAAGAACTTCCCCAACATGGCCTATGACGGCGCTGGAAACATGGGCGACTTGGCACGTATCGGCCAACGATTCCTCAAGTCGCCCGGCAGCTCGCAGACCTCGGAACGGGGCGTCATCAACAACCTGCTCACCGGCGGCGGCTTGGCTGGACTCGTGACAGCGCCGCACATCGCTATTCCGGCACTCGCTGGCACGCTTGGAGCTTCTACGGCGGCTGGTGCTGCAATGCGCAGTCGTTGGCTGGCAAACAGCCTTATCCGGCCCCAGACTTATGATCCGACGATGAACATCTTCACGCGGGCCGCGGTGCCTGCCGTCACGCCGCCAGTTCAGAACGCGTTGCTGGGGCCTGCTCAGTAGATGTTTTTGAGCCAGTTCGCAGCTGTGATGCCACCAAAGAACGCGAACAGGCCAGTCTCGGCGAAAAGCATGTCTCGCGTTCCGGTGTCGCGCGTAAAGAAGATGAACGCCAGCAGCCCGATTGCCACAAACGTCATGTTGCGCATGAACTTAGGCGAGTAGTCGCGGACCATCTTCCCGGACCGCTTGTCGAAGCGGCTGTACTCGTGTGGGCCTAGGTCGATCGGATCGGGCATTCCCGCAAAATAGGTATCTACCCATCCTTTGTCCATTGGCTCGCTGAGAAGCGGGCCTTTTTCTTTTCGTGAGGGCCGCTAATGGCGACTTTGCTTCCTCTTCCCGAACAGCAGTGGACCGATGCAAACGGCAATCCATTGGCCGCCGGCACGGTCCAGACGCTGATCCCAGGAACGTTTGTCGCGAAACAGACGTGGCAGGATTCCGGAAGCACGATCCTCAATTCCAACCCGATCACGCTCGACGCGGCTGGCCGCGCCATCATCTACGGCAGCGGCTCTTATCGCCTGATCGTTAAGGATTCGGCCAGCAACCTCATCTACGACCAGTTGACGGCTGACACGGCGGTCGGTGGCCTCTCGTGGGGTGGCACATCAACTGGAACCGCCAACGCTCAGGTTATCGCGGCTTCGAGCTTTTCGCAGCAGGACGGCCAGCAGATTTCTTTCCTCGTCGGGGCTGGGCTGACCAACACGGGTGGCACCACGATTGCGCCAGGCGGCGGCTCTGGCATCGCCATCCTCAAAGATACCATAAACGGCCCGACGGCGCTGACTGGCGGCGAGCTCGTCGCGGGCAACGCGGTAACGTTGATCTACGATCAGGTCCGCGGCGCTTTCCATCTGGTGGACAATCCCCAAGTCATCAACTTCGGGGGCCCGCTGACCACGATTGCGAGCGCCACGACCACGGACCTCGGCAGCGTCACATCGCACAACATCAATGTAACAGGCACAACGACGATCACGAGCTTCGGATCGTCAGCCTCGACCAATAATCCGCTCTATCAGGTGGTCTTCGCCGGCTCGTTGTTTCTGACCTACAACGCCACGTCGATGATCCTGCAGGGTGGCGCGAATATCCTTACCGCCGCAAGCGACACGGCCGTGATGCTGTATCTCGGCTCCGGCAACTGGCAGATGCTGAGCTATACTCGTGGGAATATAGCTCCGAATGCCAGTGCGGGGATTTCGGGCGGCTTCCGGAACATGGTTGTCACTGCAACAGGAGCCACTACTGCCACTGTAACAGCCGATGGCATGACGCTCTACAATGTGGCCGGCAATGCGGTCTATCTGTCCGCCGTAAGCCAGACGAACACGAACAGCGGCACGGGCGCGGGTGGCCTTGATACCGGCACGATCGCGACATCGACCTGGTACTATATCTGGGTGATCTACAACCCCACGACGACCGCCGTTTCGTCTATCGTTTCGCTCTCGTCCTCTGCTCCGACAATGCCGAGTGGCTATACCCATAGATTGAGGGTAGGAGCCCTTCGTAATGCAGCCAGCGGCGGCTATTGGCGGACTCTGCAAAGCGGGCGCCGGGCGACAATCACCCTCGGCACGAATCCGACGGTTGTTCCCATCATTGCGTCGGGCAGTGTAGGCAATGTGTCAACGCCTACGTGGGTAGCGCAATCACTTGTCAACTTCGCGCCCTCGACGGCAGCGTCGGTCTTGGTGATCGCCTCTAAGGGCGGTGGAAGCACGGCTATCGTGGCTCCCAGCAATTCCTACGGAGCGCTGGGTTCTGTCACAAATCCTCCCCCCATCGGCTTAAGCGACAACGGCGCTGGGGTCTTCGCGCAGAACATCTCAGCGTGGATCGCCCTAGAAAGCTCAAACGTCTATTTTGCTGCGGGGGGCGGGACTAGCTCACTTGGCATAACTGGCTGGGAAGACAATCTATAGGTCTTGACGCGTGTACCCAAAGCGCCTTGAATCTACCGCATGCTCGATGCAGCAGCCTATAGTAGCCAGTTTGGTCAGGATCGTCTCCTCGATACCATGCTGTTCGAAGGCATGCGCGACGGCGTCTTTTTGGACGTTGGCGCGAACGACGGCATTAAATTCAGCAATACGCTGTTCTTTGAGAGAACTCGCGGGTGGTCTGGCCTTTGCATAGAGGCCGATCCGGCCAGTTTTGACGCTCTGGCAAAGAACGGACGGACTGCTGAATGCCTGAATATCGGGGTCGGCGTCGCTGATGCCACACTCCCGTTCCTTCAGGTGGACGGCTACCACCAGATGCTCAGTGGCCTTCTGGCGACCGCAGATATGAAGGCGGTAGACAAAGCCATTCGCAGGAACGGCGGCACAAAGCGGATCATTGATGTGCCAGTGCGGCGCCTGGGAGACGTACTCGCTGAGCGGTCGATCAGAGAGGTTCACTACCTCAGTCTAGATATCGAAGGCGGTGAGGCGAACGTACTCCGAGGCGTCGATTTCTCTCGCGTGATGCTTCATGTCGCAACAATCGAATGCAGCTCACCAAAAAACCTAGCAGCGGCGCGCTCGCTTACGGCCGACGCCTTCGAGGCCGTCGGCATGATCGAAGGTGATCTGTTGGTGGTGAACCGCCGAAGCGGCGTCAGTCAGAAAGTTGGCCTCTTAGCCAAACATCTTGCTGACGAACATCTGCGCCGTGTCGAGGCAATTGAGACCGACCGCGAGCAGCGGAATAAGGGCCTTCGCGGCCTTATCGTTCGCCCGCTAATGCACCTAGGACGACAAGCCTCTCGCTGGTAGTCCGTAAGTAGGTCGTCCTTTTCAGGGGCGCCCCTTTCCCTACACAATCGTCCGGAGTTCCCATGCAGCAGCTTTCGTTGCCGTCGCTAAAGCACGTCGCGAGCCCAAACTTTTCCAGCCGCAACGGCCGAGCAATCGACCTCATCGTTTGCCATGACTGCGAAGGGAGCTATGCGGGCTCTATCTCGTGGTTCTCACAAAAAGCCTCTCAGGTGAGCGCTCACATCGTGCTCCGCGAGGATGGTGGCGAGGCGACGCAGATGGTGGATTTTGCCGACAAGGCATGGCACGCCATGGCCTTCAATTCCCGCTCCATCGGTATAGAGATGGCCGGCTATGCCGCGAAGGGTTTTGGAGCATCTGAGTGGCAAGAAGCGGCTGATATCGTCGCCTATCTACTTCACAAGTTCCAGATCCCTTGCGTCTGGTCGCAGCGTGGCGCTGTACCGGGATTTTGCTCGCATTTCGACCTTGGACAGGCTGGGGGCGGCCACAAAGACCCGACGACTGATCCGGTCGTCTGGTCACACTTCGCGGGGCTCGTGAAGACCTCTTACCTGCTTACGCCGCCCGCGTCGTGGACGCCTGCGCCGTTCGTGCCGACGCCAACCGTTCGCAAAGACTAACTCCAAGGAGAAATCATGAAACTGCTCAAGCCCCTCGCGGGGATCGCCTTGCTATGCCTGCCGCTTGCCGGCTGTTCGAGCCTCGGCACGGCAATTAGCGCCATCGGCACTGCCGAGACAGCCGTCAGCTTCGCTCAGAAAACATGGTCGAAGGCTGGTGTAACGCTGTTCAGCGTCGAGGCGACCTACGGCATTATCCAGACTGCCACAGTCAATTTTGAGAAGGCCGAGTGCCCGACCGCATCAGCGCATAGCTGGTGCCAAACGCTGCATGACCAAGCCGCGAAGGCCGACGGCGTCGTGCGCCAGAAGTTCGCCGATGGCGAGACCTTCATCAAAAGCAATCCAACCCTTTCGCCGTCTGCTGCAATCGCTGCTGCTGAGGGCGCGGTTAATGCCGCCGCCGCCGTGGCCGATTCCTTCGGAGTGAAACTATGACCGACATTGTCCAGAACATCGAGGCTGGGGCGCAGACTATTGGCACCGACCTCCAAGCCTTTCTCACCGCTGCCGGCAACCTGATCGCCGCTGGGGTTTCAACCATCGCCACGGCCCAGAAGCTCGTCGCCCTGACGGCTAGCGTCATCGAGAAGGGCAATCCTGAGCAGGCCGATTGGGACGCGCTGCACGTCATCCTCGACGCCAACACGGCGGCGCTGAACACGCCGCTCGCACCATAAGGAGCACGCTATGACTTTCCCAAATTTTCAGCTTCCGAACCAGAAAGAGTGGGGCGCTGGCATTGGCGGCATCCTCGCTTTCCTCGCGATTGCCGCGCTTCAGTATTTCCACATCAGCTTCGGGTCGCAGGGGGACGCCAGTATCGACGGCGCGTTGCTCGTGTTCTTCCCGTGGCTCGTGGCGAAACTTACCCCTGCGTCGGACCAAGACACGCTCAAGAGCGTCAACGACACGATCGCTCAAGCCGGAACGATCCTCGGCAAGCTTACGCCGGCCAGTGACAGCACGGCGCCCGTCACCCCGGCCGCTGCAAGTCTCGCGGCGAAAGCGAGTTGATCAAGCGGCTCCCCAACGGCGATTGCGTCACCGCCGGAGAGCCTTCCACCATCTATGACCAAAAGGACTTGGCCACACATGACGGCGATCCCAACCTGCCTTCAACCTGTTGCGGAGGCGTAAATGAGCACAATACGAAACGCCGCAGACAGTACGTTTGTCGTCGTCACAGCCAGAGCGGCTATGTTCGTCACGCCGTTCCTGTTCGGGGCCGCAGTCTATTTCGGTGGCCAATGGCTCGATGGTAGGTTCGACAAGATCAGCGATGCCGCAGCCGCCGCGTCGCTTGCCGCATCTGACGCAGCCAATACCGCTGACTCTGCCAAAGACAAGGCTGCGACCGTCGCCAGCGATGTTGCGGTGATCAAGGCGACACAGGCCGATAACGCCGCGACACAGGCTCATATTGCCCGTCAGGTGGACAAGCTCACCGACGTAGCGACCACGACCTCGATCCAGGTATCGGCGATTAGCGCCACGCTCGACTCGATGCGCAGTACGGGGCCGATAGGCTCGTTGGACCACGTTCGCTGATCTAGCCGTGATGCTCCGGCTCGCCCGTTTGCTGGACGGCCACAACGCCGTGGAATAGTCGCCAGAGCGGCGTTGCGACCATCAGCCATCCGATGATGGCGAAAAGGGCACCAATCCCCCACGTCAGCCAAAATTGCAGTGTCGACGGATCGACAAAGCGAGCCTGAGCGGCCGAGACGGCACAAATGCCGAAGATAATCGCAAGCAGTACAACCGTCGTCCGACTGAACATCCAGAGCGGCAGCGGCAAAAGCAGCATCAGAAATGCGAACCAGACACAGGCGAAGACGGCCACTGGTATCTGATGCAACGGGAATAGCCCGGTCATAGTGAAGACCAAGCCAACGTTCGGCCAGAACGTGACGAGGCCGAAGATGATGGCGATCACAAAGCGGGCGAGCGCCCAGCGAAATCCGCGCATGTTGCCTCCTCGATAGTAGACGCGGGAGTAGCCGTGACCACTCCCGCCGCCGTTGATGTGATGATGATTACGCACCGAACAGATTGTCCGAGAGCAGCCCGAAGATGACTGCCAGCGAACGCACGACCGGGAGAGGCACGCCGTTGCCGGTCAAGGTGCCGGAAGCATCGACGTGGCTCGGCGTGTCGGTATCCTGACCGTCGACCTGAACCGTGACGTTATCCGAGTTCTTCTGAAGAATGACGCCCTGAATTCCGGGGACTTGCGCGAAGAGATCGGAACTGGCGAACATCGAATTGTTGCCCGTTGTGTCCTGCGTCGGGAGTGCCAGATTGAGATTGTAGGTCATCTGGTTCGACGCGCCCTTCACCGCCGCCCAAGGCATGTTTCCCTTGAGGTCGTACTTGGAGCCGTTGCACGTGCCGGAAAGGTCGAGGAACCACGAGTTGGTCTGATATGCGAAGACCATCTTACCGTCCCAAGTGCAGCCCTTGTCATCGGGCCAGCCGGCGGATGGGATAAACAGCCCGTCGAGGGCGACCGAATCCAGGCGCTTGTCGATGGTGCCATTAGCAGCGGCGCTGTCGAGTTGCAGCTTGTCGTAGACGGCCTGCTCGACAGCATCCATGCCCGTGGCGCTGAGAGACGCTTTGAGCTTCAGACGGCCACTGAACTGCGTTGCTGAGGCCGGCGCATTGCCGAGCGACAGATAGTTGATCGACATCTGCTCGGCTTCAGCCGAGCCGGCGCTGCTCACGTCATAGCCGCCGAGGTACTGCGTCCGCTGATATTCCTGCTTGTTGGACGGATTGATGACCGAACCAGCACCGCTAACACCGCACACCTTGTCCTTATGGAAGATGAGCAGGCTTGATCCGCCCGGGGTGCAGGTAACCGTCATGGTGAGGTCGACCTGACTGTCAACGATGCCGACCTTGAAGGTGTTCTTCTGGTTCGGGTCGGTGAGTCCCGGCATGTCGGCAATATCGGTGAACACGACCGACGCCGCAGTCGCCGGAGGCGTCGCTGCCTGTTGTGCATAAGCCCCGGTCGTCAACACGAGCAGGGTCGCAATTGCCAATTTGATCATTGGCGAGTCCTTTCTCAGTGGGAGAGCGGGCAATCGAATGTGCCCCTATCGTTTACAAAAATAAACGTAAGGGTTACGGTAGCCAACGTCAAGATAAAATAACCGCAGCGGTTATCGGAGTTGGTGATTTGGATATTAGCGTGCTACCAGCGGACATGATCACGGCGGCTCAAATCCGCGCCGCGCGCGCGCTTATCGGATGGAAACAGACCGATTTGGCCGTTGCTTCTGGTCTTTCAGAGATGAGCATCAAGAACATCGAGCGCGACGCGACCGACCCGCGCGCCAGTACGCTGCTCAAAATCCAAGAAGCGCTAGAGGCGGCTGGAGTCGTCTTTCTCGATCCAGGCGTCCATCTCGACGGCGGCCACGGCCTCAGGCTGCGCCGCTA